GTTGTCGTATCCTTCAGTCTCTGTCACTTTACGATAAGACCTTGTAATGAGAGCTTGGGTAAAGATTAGCCAATTTACAATCTTAAGCCAATTCAAGGTCGCTTGATGCTGTCTAATTTCGACTGTTCCATACCTTGCAAAGCATTGTAAATTCATTTTATGGTATCTACTTATCGTATCATTTACACCTTGGCTATTGATTGACGTTTTAAGCAATCTTTTATTGCTTGAACACCATTGACTTGACCTTCTAGAGGGGCTTACAATAGCATCAAAATTTGCTTCGTTTTTGACAAAATGATTGACCAAATATTTCAATCTTTTTGGGCTAAATCTTGGGGCTTCGTGATGGATATGAAAGCCCATAGAAGCGTTTACTTCCATTGCTCTGTCGCTAAACTTAGAAAGAATCAAATCTAACTGTCTTGCCATTTCCAAAGGGGACAAAGGTGGGCTTACAAGCTCATAAGGGCGTCGACCCCTTAAGCTTGCATCTGTCACAATTTTCCAATAATTTCGTGTATTGTGATTGTAACTTTCTTTTGATATATCAACCCCTAATTCTCTTATCGCTTGTATAGCAATGGTTAAGTTTTCGTCGCTTATTGCATCAAATTCAAGCTCAACTCCAACTCTTCTTTTTGAGTCTGTTAAGGCTTCAATTGTGTTTTTATAGTTATTGTAACTTATCATTTTATTTTATGTTTTAATGTATAGCTTAATTGCTATGATTCAGAGTAAAAAGGGGTCCCCTATTTTTGGCAAGCTTATTCTTTATTTAATTTGGCCAGGTTGGACCATGCATTGATTTTAAAGGGGTAAACCTTTAAATATTTTTTCAAATGAATTTATTGGGCCACACTTTACAAGCAAACCCATACCAAAAACCAACCCCTAAGAAAGGGGGTGAAAAACCATACCCTACAGACAGAATAAATTGCTATTCATACCATAGAAAAGGGGTACCCATTTTTTACCGCTGCTTGCGGTAAATAGGGGGGGCGGGGGTCAAAATTTTGCACGCATCGTTATATATTTATATATATATCGCCCCTCAAAAATTTAGATGCCCAATGGGGCTTGACAAGATAGCTGCTTTTATACTAATGTTTGGTTATTGTTTGGTATAGGTGGTACAATAAAGTCCCATCGAAGAGACAAAAAAGTCCCATGAGTGCTGAAGAGGAGTTAAAGACAGAGATAAGTAAGGCAATTTCGCAAGTTGCTGAGTTAAAAGAACTTACAAAATCGCGCAGTTTGTCTAGAGAGAAGCCTGAAAAGGTGGCTAAAATACTATATTTGCACTCTATTGGGGTGTCGCAAACGCAGATGATACGCAAATATGGCTTTGACCGTGGTACTATACTGAATGTATTAGTCGATTATGCAGACTATAAGAACACATTTAGGGAGCTAGGAGGTCAATTATCAGCAAGAAGTTATGTAAATTTAGAGAGTCTAGAGGAGGATTTGATACAGAATGTAAGGGAAGCGATACAAACAGGCGAGTATCAGCCGACTCCGAGGGACATAAAGGAGATAAGTATTGCCAAGGCAAACTCTGCAAGGCAGGCATTAACTGCAAGAGGAGAAGCTAGTTCAATAACTGAAAACAGAAATGTAGTTACACAAGAAGATTACGAGGAGACTATACAAAAAGCCAAGGAAAGAATTAAGTTAATTAAGGGGGAAGTTATAGATGTCGAAGAATAAGATGTCAGAACAGGAGGAAGAGGCATTCGCAAAAGCGAAAGCTATCTTATCCGAGCATTTCCCTAATTGGGCTATAATCGTCATTGATGATGAAGCTTCACTAACATATGATTATACTAATTATTACATAGGTAAGACTCTCTGCCGAGAGACCTTATCTGAAATGAATAAAGATGATATTGAATTAATATGGGAAGAAGCTGATTTGGAGGACGAAGAAGATGGAACTTAGTTTTACTCCGCATCCTATACTGAAGCCACCTACAGACGAAGAGATTGTAGCACTTGGCGAGAATGACCCACAGTTATTGCGGGATTTGTACAATGCTTATGAAGGTCGCATTCGTGCCTCGGAGGAAGACCCTATCAGATATGGGTTTGATTTAGATGGTTGGAAGCGAATGTACGAAGGTTTAGCCGAGTACAATGAGTGCCTCGTTCTCGGTGGAAACCGAAGCGGCAAGACGACTGGGTGCGCGAAACTGTTGATGAAGGCAGTTACCGAGAACCAAGATGGACACGTTATTTGTTTTTCGCAGAACATAGATACAAGTATCAAGATTCAGCAGAAAGCTGTATGGGATATGATGCCGAAGGAGTTCAGAAGAAAGACAAAGAGTACAGAGGGTTACATCAATTACTCTATGCAGAATGGATTTACAGGGCAGAGCTTTATCTTCCCAGACACCAAGACTAGGGTAGACTTCAAGACATATACGCAGTTCAGTAACAATCAGACCATCTTGGAAGGTTTTGAGTTCGGCTTCAAGAACCCTCAAGGCACTAACATTGGTGCTTGGCTTGATGAGTACCTGGGCGATGCGACCCTAGTGAACACCTTGCGATTTCGTCTTGCGACTCGAAACTCTAAGTTACTGATAGGCTTTACGCCTATTGATGGGTACACACCATTTATAAATGAGTACCTACGAGGAGCAGAAACATTAGAAACACGAGAAGCGAAGTTATTAGATAGAGCATTGCCAGTTAAACAGTATAGCACAGAGAGAGATGCAAGTATTATTTATTTACATTCTGATGAAAACCCTTTTGGTGGTTATGAGCGTATAGCCAAAGACCTTAAAGGCAGACCAGAAGAAGAAATTATGGTAAGAGCATATGGAATGCCAGTTAAATCAATGACTAGCCTATTGCCATTGTTTAATACCGAAGTTAATGTATTATCAGAAACCCCCAATAAATATGGACACACCTTCCCAAATATTAAAGATAGACAACGATTTACTAATTATTGTGTGGTCGACCCCGCAGGAGCAAGAAACTATACTGCGATATGGGCTTCAGTTGATAAAGAAGGACGAGTCTTTATTTCCAGGGAATTCCCTGATAGAGGCTCATACGGAGAGTGGGCTGTTTTTGGCGACCCAAAATGGAGATATGGACCAGCATCTAAAAAGATTGGATATAATGTTGAAGGATATGTAGAATTATTCAGAGACATAGAATCCGACCTAGGCATTAAAGTATTTGAGCGAATAGGTGACTCTAGGTATTTCGCTAGGGAGAATGAGAACAATGATGACTTGTTTACTACATTCAGCGACTATGGTATGGATTTCGTGCCATCGGACGGCAGAGGTGAAGATATGGGTATTTCTGCCCTAGATGATTGGTTTAATTATAATCCTGATGTAGAAATAGATAATGCCAATAGACCCTTGTGCTATATTCACGAAGACTGCGGTAATCTTATAGACAGCATTATTAACTACAACGCTAGGGGTAAAGCAGACGAAGCACTAAAGGACTTTTTTGATGTCTTAAGATATTTACGAATGGCAAACGGTGGCGAAGGTCCCGACCACGTAAACAATCAAGACTTAACTACAACCCGAAAAGCTAAAGGAGGATATTAATGCCTAAACGAAAACTAAAAGATATAGCAGATGACATGGGGATTTCTTTTGAAAAAGCATTAGAAATATCTTCATTGCATCTTGAAGAAGATATGGTCACAGGACGTGGCAAAAATACTTGGATTGATGAAAAAGGACAAGATATAATGGATACCTATATACCTGTACCACAAAAGTACAGAGCCAAGGTATTATCTGTTGCACCGAATCAAAGATTCTCGTTTATATATATAAAAGAAATGCTACGTAAAGTACCTTTGCTGATGCCAAGAAGGCTTCAAGGGCAGAATGGGGTTGGCAAGTATGTTTATATAGAAGTAGATAACAGCAGCGAAGAACCTAAATTTAAATGGGTCGAGCCGCCTAGTCTTGATTAACGTGTTATAATTTGCCGAAATGGAGAATACCGAGACCTCGAAAGCTCTTACGTACGTAAGGAAAACACCCGATGTAAATACTTTGCGTTGGGCATACAGTAAAACGATTGCCGACCTTGAATATTATTTTGACTTGTGCAGAGCAAGTTATGATGACAGACGTAATTGGTGGGCAGGGAAAAGCCGCGACCACCGCAAGCACGGTGCAGATGCTTTTCCTTGGGAAGGTGCATCGGATATTGAGTCCCATGTTATTGATGAACGTATAACTAGACTTGTATCTATGTTTATGTCAGCAGTTTCAAGAGCAAATGTTAGAGCATTTCCTACAGAAACAAGTGATATTCCTAGAAGTAGAGTAATTGGAAACTTTTTAAAGTGGATGATTTCTAGTGGATATATCCCTAGATTTAAAAAAGAAATGGAACTAGGTGCTAATTATTTATTAGAACGTGGTATTCTTGTTACTTATGTAGGTTGGCAAAGAGAAGATAGAAAGTTTTTACAACAACTAGACTTAGAACAAATTGCAAACATTGCTCCTGATGTAGCACAAATGATTGCAGATGCTAGTGAAACCGAAGGAATAGAAGAACTATTGATTAGTGCGTTTCCGGGTGTAAACAATAGCAGAGCTAAAAAAGCTATTGAGGATTTAAGAGAGTTTGGTAAAGCAGAATTGCCTACAGTTAAAAGACAAGTAGATGCTCCTGAAGTAAAAACACTTGCACCCGATGGAGACTTTTTCTTTCCTAGCTATGTAACAGACCCACAAAGAGCGCCATATTGTTTTTGGCGTACTTACTACACAGCACAGGAACTAGAGAACAAGGTAGTAACAGACGGTTGGGACCAAGATTTTGTAGACGTAATGATAGAACGATACAGAGGTATCAATATTAATTCTATTGAGAACGAACAAGAAGGC